AAGCAATGGGTGAGATCAAAGAAAGTTATGATGCATATGATTTTGTTTTATCTTATCTTCTAGATGAAGGATTTGCATCAACCGAATATTCAGCTGATAAGATCATTCTAAACATGAGTGAAGCCTGGTTTGAGGATATTATGGAACTCAACCGTTATGAGAAAGAAACTGGTAAGGATTATAAGACGGGTAAATCTGTAGTTAAAGGTGGAACCATGGGTGGTGATGATACCAACTCAAAAGTTATGAGACACATGCACAAAGTTATGGGTGCAGGTAGAATGGGTGCTGGTGGTGCTATTCAACAGAGAGGAGTTAAAAAAGAAAAGGGTGGTTCTACACCTGGACCTAGTGTTACTCCTTCTCAAAAAGTTGCAAAACGTCGTGAAGATAAAAAACGCGGTGAAGAAATGATGCACTCAGCGAGAGATTGATCGACTAAATTATTATAATATTGAGGTTTATATTGTGAATTTTTTTGAAAAAGATAAAGGTGTAAGATTCACGTTTGAATTGGAAAATGGTGAATTGTTGAAATTGACTTATTTGTTGCAACCAAATAGTCTAAGAGAGAAGTGGTTGAATGAGGTTAAGACATATAGAAAACAAGGAAATACAACACTTAACCTCAAGATATCAAACAAAAATTACTTACACTTAAATCAATTAACTGAAAAGTTAAATTTAATAATTGATAACATTAATAATTCATATGATTGTAAAATGTTGTCATCCTTGAATGGAATTCGGGATGCTAATAGAGAAAACTTAAATTATTTGCATGAAAAATTTGAAGAGTATGGTGCCGATAGAACACTATATCTTAATGAAGAAGTCCATCATCTTTGGTTGGACTTGAATGAGTGGATTCATATAACAGAAACTGCAATGGAAACTACAGAAGATGTGTTTCCACAATATAGTGCTTTAGTCACCGTTTATCCACCATATCCTGGTAGAAGACTGGAGGAAAAGGATAAATTATTTTTAAGTACAGATTTTTCTTGGGGTCATCTTTATCTTGGTTATAATACCTTGGGTAAAGATTATATGAGCGCATATCAAGATGATGATGTTAGAGTTATTACAAATAAACAAGTAAAAGTCCAAGAAAGATATAGTTCTGAAGTATGGCTTTGCTTTCAAGCCAAATCATATGTTCAAAAACTATCTGAGCTAGAATTTTATAAATGGTATGAAACTGTAGATCAAGCAGCTCAAGAATTGATTCCTATAGAAAATTTGAATACTTTGGCTTTGGGTAGATATTATCTTGGACATATCATAGTTAACGAAGATCTTTTAAAATTTCATTCGATTGAACATGATTGGTATTTTAACTTGGAATTACAAAAAAGATGGAACAATGAAGTATTTTCCCAAGTTAAAAGTGTAGTAGAAATGGAATTGTATGAATAGAGTAATCAATACATTCATAGAGTCATCACTGGAGAATCAGTGGTATCCCACAACTGTTTCAAAAGAATTTGATGTATTTCAATCTGATTGGCCTTTTCTCCAAATAGATTTTGAAGATGATTTCAAAAAAATGCATCAAGAGTGTGTTAAAAATGACAACCTTTTTGTTGGTCATAGGCAAAAAGACAAACACCTGAGTTATTCTCATGAAGGTTGGTCCGCTCTAACTTTACATGGAATAAGATCAGATGCAACGGAACATTATGATCAATATGGGATAACTGAACCCGATTATAAATGGACTGACGTTTGTGAATATTTTCCAACTTGTGTTGAGTTTTTAAAAAAGTTGGGATATAAAAGTTATGATAGAGTAAGAATTATGAGACTTTCTCCTGGTGGGTATATTATGCCCCACTCGGATGGTGATGGTAGAATTTTTGGTCCTTTAAATATAGCAATCAATAATCCGGAAGGATGTAATTTCTACTTTGAAGAGTGGGGAAAAGTTCCATTTGGACAAGGAAGAGGATTCTTTCTAGATATAGGTTATGTTCATGCTGTTTATAATAATAGTGATGAACCTAGGTATCACTTTATTGTTCATGGTGACATAAATGATACATTGATAGAAACGGCACTTAGTCAACTTAATATGAGAGAAAAAAGAATATGTTATGGAGTTTATAACCAGAGAAATAGAATTGACAATTTCTCAATGTATTTGAGAGCTAAAGGTGCTACTTTATTTTATCTTAATAGAACTCGGAGTGATGTAGAGATAATTTGTGGAGATGAAATGCATGAGATCTTTCAAGAATCTTTTAACAGAGGATATGAGTATTGTGTGATACAATCCTCTGGTTGCACATTAAGAAGTTTTAATTTTGATCAGGAGATTAGAGATTTTATAAAAGAAAATAATTTTGGTGTAGCTGGACATATTTTAAACTGGCCTGGAAATTGGTTAGAGTTGCATAATCAATTTTTTATAGTTAATCTTCTTGCATGGAAAGATGTTGGGTCTCCAGAATTTGGAGAGTGGTGTTCAGAAGATCAATTATTGCCTGTTGTGGAAAGAAGTGTTGAAAATTTTCATGATGATTACACTCCTTTATGGGTAAAGTATTTGAATCGAGAAGAGATGCAATCTAATGCTGGCCAAGGTTGGAAACTTTTGAAAGCAATGTTTTTAAATGATTGGCCTGTTATAACTTTGAGTGAAAAGTTGCGTTTCAATAAATTTTATTATTATCCAGAACACGAAACGGAAAGATTTGAAAATAGTATCAAGACTTTGACTTCATACGAAGGTCAAAATTGGAATCAATCTAAAATTTTATCTGATGTAAAATCAGTGAAAGATCAAATTTGGTTATTTAATAGTGAAACAATGTCTATAACCAATAAAGGCAAGTTTGACTTAGTTGTCAATACTGCAAGTGGATTTAAATTATTTGATATTTTTAAAAATGAAAAGTTAAATGAAGGTGGTAAAGTTATAGTTTATGACTTTAATATAAAGAGTTTGCAGTGGTATAAACATTTACATGGATGGAATGATGATAATTTAATAGATTGTATTAGAAGTTTTTCCGAAAGAGATCATTTTACTTGGTTGGGTAAAGTTAGTCATAAGTATTCCGAGGATGATGCTTTTTTGGATCTATATAAAAAAATGATATACCATTTTGGGGGAGTTAAAAATTTTGTTAGATATTGGCAAATTTTTAAAAAAACACAAGTAAAGTTTGTTGTTATTGATTTGTATAAAGATTCTGAAAAATTTGCAAATATTTTTGCTGGAAAGGGGAAGAAGTTTGTTAATCTTTCAAATATTTTTTCTACAGATGCTACGACATTTTTGTATGGGCATATTGAAGTTCAAACCTCACAACAAAGATGTTTGTCCTCTCTGTACGTTGCTGATCCAGAAATAGAAATTTCCATTTTTGATTTTTGGGGTCGTTACTTGACCGGCAAAGTAAAAGATTTATTATAGGTGGACAGTTTGGAAACTGTCACACGGGTGGTTCCGAAACCCTCCAAATGGTGTATTATAGCTTCAGTTGAGAAACACACAACACAATGCCTCGCCTTCAAATGAACGACGATCAAATCCTGGAAGGTCTTAAGTCCACTTATGGTTCCGATATCACTTCTGGTGATGTCAAAGCCTATTGTGCAATGAACAATCTTTCGTATCCTACCGTTACTCGCCGTCTTGAGAACTTTAAGACTGCTCGTGGTCGCTGGAATCTTGAAGTGACTCAGGAACGTGTTGAAGAGATTGAACGTTCTTTTAGTAATGTTGCGGTTCTTCCTGAAGTACATCAAAACCTTATTCCCGAAAAAGATGATACCTTCGTCAAGTTTGGCAATTTTAACGATATTAAGAAAATTATTTCCAGTCGTCTGTTTTACCCTACCTTTATCACTGGTCTTAGCGGTAACGGGAAGACTTTTGGAGTGGAACAAGCTTGTGCTCAGTTGGGTCGGGAGTTGATCCGTGTCAACATTACTATTGAGACTGATGAGGATGATCTGATTGGTGGCTTCCGTCTTGTGAACGGCGAAACCGCTTGGCACAATGGTCCTGTGATTGAAGCCCTGGAACGTGGTGCGGTTCTTCTTTTGGATGAAATTGACCTTGCTTCTAACAAGATTCTGTGTCTGCAATCTGTCCTTGAAGGTAAAGGCGTTTTCCTCAAGAAAATTGGTAAGTTCGTTAAACCTACTTCTGGTTTCAACGTTGTTGCTACTGCCAATACCAAAGGTAAGGGTAGTGATGATGGTCGTTTCATTGGCACTAATGTTCTTAATGAGGCATTCCTTGAGCGTTTCCCTGTGACCTTTGAACAGGAATACCCCTCTGTCGCAAATGAAGTCAAGATTCTTGAGAAAGTTGCTCAAACTCTTGGTGTAAATGATTCTAACTTCTGCAAGCGTCTCGCAGATTGGGCCGACATTATCCGTAAAACCTTCTACGATGGTGGTATTGAGGAAATCATCAGCACCCGTCGTTTGGTTCACATCATCCGTGCCTACAGCATCTTTAATGACAAGGCAAAGGCAATCCAAGTGTGTGTGAATCGCTTTGACGATGAGACCAAGCAATCTTTTCTGGAACTCTATGACAAGGTGGATGCTGACTTCCAAATGCCTTCTGAACCTAAACTGACTGTAGAATATGTTGACCAACCCGCTCCGTTCTGATATAATTGGGGAAGGTAAAAATGCGCCTTCCCTTTATTATGGATGAACATCCCTATTCTATGAATGAATTCACTATTTCAATGAATAGTGAAGATAAAATTGTAATTGACAAAAAACCTGTTATGAACGACAACTCAAATCATTTTTGGAAATATAACGAAGATAAAATTCTCAAACAACTTGAGGAATATATTTCTGGAACTTATAGTCAACATTATGTTGATAGGACTGGAGGTGGAACTGAGCAGACTCTTGATAAAATTAAACACAATCGTCGGGAGGGTTTTTGTGAAGGTAATGTAACCAAATATATTGATCGTTACGACACAAAAGGAACTCCTCGTGCGGATCTTTTCAAAGTTCTCCACTATACTATTCTTTTGATCAATCACCTTAACCTGGTAGAAAACAAGTGAAAATTAAGGACAACACTATGAAACTTTCTGAAAAAACTCTTTCCCTTCTCAAGAATTTCTCTGGTATTAACCAGTCTATTCTCTTCAAGAAAGGCAATAAACTTCGCACTATTTCTGTGATGAAGAATATCCTTGCAGAAGTGGAAGTTGAAGAAGAATTTGAACGCGACTTTGGCATTTATGACCTGAACCAGTTCCTGAATGCAATGTCTCTCTATCAGAATCCCCAACTTAAGTTTGCGAACGATAGTTATGTGACTGTTAGTGAGGGTAATGCACGATCCAAGTATTTCTTCGCTGATCCTGCAGTGATCGTGACTCCTCCCGAAAAGTCCATTTCTCTTCCTTCTGAGGATGTCTGTTTTGAACTGAATACTCAACAACTGGATAAACTTCTCAAGGCTGCAGCAGTTTATGGTGTTCCCGACCTTTCTGTGGTTGGTGAAGCTGGTGTTGTGAAACTAGTTGTTCGTGACAAGAAGAATGATACTTCTAACGAATATTCACTGGTTGTTGGTGAGACTACTGGTATTTTTGTTCTGAACTTCAAAGTAGAAAACATCAAGATTCTTCCTGGTTCTTATGAGGTTGTGATCTCCAAGAAACTTCTGTCTCGTTTCCAATCCGAGGATAAGAATCTTACATATTACATTGCTTTGGAACCTGACTCCACCTATGATGAGTGAGGTAACTCACCTTTATTATGAACATCTTTGTGACCTCTCCCTGGCCTGCGGAAAGTGCTGTCTGTCTCCCCGATAAACACATCGTCAAGATGCCGTTGGAATGCTGCCAAATGCTTTCCATTGTGGCATCTGAAAAATGGGGTCATAACTACGGCACTCTCCCTAAGACTGATGGCACTCCCTACAGAACTGAAAAGGGTGCGTTTCGTAATCATCCCTGTACCAAATGGGCAATGGATAGTATCCACAATGCCTATTGGTTAATCAAGTGGGGAATGAATCTTGCAGATGAATATGCATTGCGTTATAATAAAACGCACTCTTGTTACAAGACTCTTGTAGATGCTTACTATCTTTTTCCTAAGGGAAAGATCACAGAAGTAACTCCATTTGCTCGTGCAATGCCAGAAGAGTGGAAATTTGATGATAGTATTGATACCTTTACTGCTTATAAAAGGTATATTGCTTCCAAACCTTGGGTGAAGGATAATTATCTTCGTATGCCCGAACGTAAACCTGAGTGGATATAGAAATGAGTTCAACAGACAGATTGATTCACCCACAATACCCGTTTCTTAGTTGGTTAAGAATTATTGGTAATTTTTTCTTTATTGTTGGTTATGCAGTGATCCTTTTCAACAGTGTTCAAATTGGAATCTACTGCCGCTTATTTGGAAACTTGGTATCTTTTCCATATTTTTACAAAGTGAAGATGTGGGATATGATGACCATACGTAGTTTTTTTGCTATTATCGAGTTGACAAAACTTATTGAAATTTTCTTTTTTTAATTATGAGTCGTGATGAATTCCTGTGGGTTGAGAAATATCGCCCACGTAAAATTGAAGATTGTATTCTCCCAGATGCAAACAAAAAGACCTTTTTGGAGTTTCTAAATAATAAAGAAATTCCAAACCTGATGCTTGCTGGTCCTGCAGGCTGTGGAAAAACTACAGTTGCAAAAGCTTTGTGTGAAGAGTTGGGAGTAGATTATTATGTCATCAATGGATCTGACGAAGGACGATTTCTGGACACGGTACGGAACCAGGCAAAAAACTTTGCTTCGACCGTCTCACTTTCTGCGGGTGATGCAAAACACAAAGTCATCATCATTGATGAGGCTGACAACACAACCCACGATGTACAACTCCTTCTACGGGCTAATATTGAGGCGTTTTATAACAACTGTAGATTCATTTTCACATGCAACTACAAAAACAAAATCATTGAACCCCTCCATTCCCGTTGTGCAGTCGTTGAGTTCAACATCAAAGGAAAAGAAAAAGCCCAGTTGGCAGGATCCTTCTTCAAGCGTATACAAAACATCCTGGATGCGGAAAGTGTACAATACGATCCTAAAGTCCTTGCAGAACTCATCAACAAACACTTCCCAGACTGGAGACGAGTCCTAAATGAGTGTCAGAGGTATTCTGCGGGTGGAAAGATTGACTCTGCAATTCTTGCTGAATTTTCTGACGTAAATATCAATGAACTTGTTAAGAATCTCAAAACTAAAAACTTCACTGAAGTCCGAAAGTGGGTGGTCGCCAACTTGGACAACGATGCTTCTAGTCTACTTCGCAGGGTTTATGACGCCTCTTTTGACCATCTTTCACCCCAGTTTATCCCCGCTGCCGTTCTTATTATTGCTAAGTATCAATACCAATGTGCGTTCGTGGCTGACCAGGAAGTAAACATCCTTGCAGCATTAACTGAAATTATGGTGGAGTGTGAATTTAAGTAAATGGACTTAACACCTTATAAAACTGAATGGATGCGTTTTACAGATTACTATACTAGATGCGATATATTTGGTAAGATGGGAGCAGTATATGGTATGGTTTGGACCGAATTTAAACCACAACCATATGAAATGCCACATATTTTTTCAGATTGTATTTACATTGGTGAGTCTGGTGGGAATTATTATGATAAACAAGGTCCGGTGAAAGGTAAATTCAGAAGTTATCTTCATAAGAGGATGACAAAACATCACAAACCATTAACAACCGGAAAAATTACCGATAAGAAAGATAAAAAATATTTGCCTTTTATTGAAAATATTGGTTTTGGAGATGATGTTTTAAATGGTAAAGTATACAAAGAATCTCTTTGGTTGGGTCTTACTATACCTAGACCAAATCTTCCAGAAACCGCACTGAAGGCTTGGTTAATATATGAAGAACATCGCCAAATCACTCATCATGTTGTTGAATTTGACAAATGTCCACTTTTGAATATGGAAGTGAGGGGAAAGGGTAGGAAACAGAATTCTATTTCTAACCAAACATTATTGAATGCCATAAAAGTTATAGATTTTTAGATATGCAACTAGAACTTGATGATGCTGTTTACGCAGCCGATAAATTCATTGATTACTTTTCTAACATGGGAAGGATTGATGAATATCTGCGTAATGTGAAACTTGATAGAATGGAACAAATGCCTTCATCCATTCTTGGGATTGGTCCTGAGGATGATATGTTTGATGCATTTGATATGCACCCACAGGACATGAACTTCAAGGTCTATCCTGCAGGGGAGAAGGGTGGATTTACAAATGAATATTTTAACGAGAGACTTCAGATTACTACTTCCCATGCGATTGAAGATAGTATTCCTGGTAAGTCCCTGAAGTGGATCGTACAAGAAACTAATACACAGAAGATTGTAGGATTCTGTAGGTTTGGATCTCCTACGATTAATTCTAAACCTCGTAACGATTGGCTTGGACAAACTCCTGAGTTGTCTAGGTTCAATCGTCATGCAATCATGGGATTCATTATTGTCCCTACACAACCTTTCGGATTTAATTATCTTGGAGGTAAACTCCTTGCGCTTCTTTGTTGTTCCCATACTGCTCGTGAAACATTAAATAAGAAGTATGGTGCAGACATTTGTTCGTTTGAGACAACTTCTCTTTATGGTTCTACCAAAGCCTCATCTCAGTATGATGGTTTGAAACCTTATATGAGGTATAAAGGATTGACTCAAAGTGATTTTACGCCCCTGCTCCACGACGAAATTTTCCAGGAGTTAAACAAATGGTTTATTCAGAGGAACAACAACCAGTCTTTGGTGAAGGAGGACGCATCCAGTCGGAAACTCAAAACTCAACAAAAGATGATCTCAATCATCAAGAAAAGCTTACCTTCTCAAAAGGTTGTGGAGTTCCAGACTGCGATTGTAAATGCAAAAAATCTGACTGAACAGAAGAGATTTTATATTTCCGATTATGGCTTTGAGAATGCTCGTGAAGTTATTCTCGGACAGGAAGAAATATTGCGTCCAGGTCAAAACTATGACAAATTTCACTTTGATCATCTTGTGAACTGGTGGAAGAAAAAAGCTTCCAATCGTTATGAGAACTTGAAGTCGGAAGGTCGTCTTCGTACCGAACTTGAGACTTGGAATAAGAACCCTGAATCTATTGATATTATCCGATGAGTTACGAACTAAAAGATTATTTAAACTCCATCAACTTTAGTAAGGACTATTTGATGGATGACTCAGATCCCCAGTGGGAAAAGAAATATCCTGCATTTGTTGTCAATAAATGTATGTCAGGTCACATTGACACGATCATGTTTGCGAATGAGATGAACATGAATCATGGTCTGCCTTCAAAGTTGCAATATGATTTTTTACTAAATAGTGTCAGGAAACGGAAAAGATTTTCTCCGTGGCTTAAAAAAGAGAAGATTCAAGACCTTGATGCAGTCAAATCATACTATGGTTATAGTAATGAAAAGGCCCAACAAGCACTGAAAATTCTAACAAAAGACCAAATTAATTATATTAAATCTAAACTTGATGTTGGAGGCAAAAGATGAGTAACTTTGTTGAACCAGAAGTCAATTGGTCGCAAGATCAAATGGTGGAAGTGGTTCTGAATGAACCAGACGATTTTCTAAAAGTCCGTGAGACGCTCACTCGTATTGGTGTAGCCTCCCGTAAAGAAAAGAAAATTTATCAGTCATGTCATATCCTACATAAACAGGGTAGGTATTATATTGTTCACTTTAAAGAGTTGTTTGCCTTAGATGGTAAACATGCAAATCTTACCGTGAATGATGTTCAGAGACGCAATCGAATTATTAATTTAATCTCTGATTGGGGTCTTGTAACTATTGTTAAACCGGATTCTATTACTGATGTAGCTCCTCTGAATCAGATCAAAGTCCTTTCCTATAAGGATAAGGGAGATTGGATTCTTGAGAGTAAGTATAATATTGGTAAGAAAAAGAAAGCAGAGACTTGATATTTTCGGTATACCCAACAAAAGAGGATCGGTTCTACACCCTTCCTCTTTTTTAATGTCTCGATATATAATAAGTGATGGGTCTGGTCATTTGACTACCCATACGCTAAAACGGAGTCTTAGGATCCGTAATTCAACCCAACAGACGCTTAAGGAGGTCTATTATGTTACTCGCAAAATACAATACGGGAAACATTGACAAATTTTTAAATGATATTGAAAAATATAGTATTGGTATGGATGAGTGGTTTCACCGTTTGGGAACGGTTCATGAAACAACTTCCAACTACCCACCATACAATTTGATTAAGGAGAGTGAAACGGAGTTCCGTTTAGAGATTGCTCTTGCAGGATATAAAAAAGAAGATATTGAAGTTTTCACTGAATGGAATAAACTCTTCGTTGAAGCGAAGAAAGCGGAAACTTCTGATGTAGGAGAATATCTTCACAATGGTCTTGCAAAGAGAGCCTTTACGAGGACTTGGACACTTTCCGATGATGTTAAAGTTTCTGATGTCAAGTTTGAAGATGGATTGCTCCATGTCAAACTAAATAGGATTATTCCTGATCATCAGAAACGAAAGGTGTATGAAATCCTTTAAGCAGTTCTTAGAACAAGTCGGAAGTATTAAACAGATTTCTTACCCTGCTGCCGTTGGGCATAAAGTCTACAATCCGTTGACTGGAAAATCAAAGAGAGTCCCTGCAGGTAAAGCTATGCCTAAGAATCCAGGCGGGGGTGGGAGTGGAAATTCCGCAGATGGTGACGGCGCATAAATATTCATTGAATATCGTCGGCGCTGGGGTGCGACTGGCAAAATCCAGTTGACACCCCCCTTTTTTTGTGTTATCCTGAATTTAAGTAAAGTAGAAAAAACAATGACAGTAAAATTAGCTCTATTGAAATCTGGAGAACAAGTAATTTCAGATATAAAAGAATTGGTTGATGAAAGTCAAAAAGTAATTTCTTTGATATTTGAAAATCCATATGTTGTTCAATTTTTGACCGCTGAACTCCTTTATGAAGGAGTATCTGATAACGAGGGTGTAGATCATAAAGTTTCTTTTAGTCCTTGGATTCCACTTTCAAGTGATAAAACTATTGCTGTAAGTAGTGATTGGGTTGTTTCAATTATTGAACCACTTGAATGGATTAAAAGGTCTTATGAAGAAAAAATGAATTTAACTGTTGAAGGATCAATTAATCCGAATCTTCCTACTTCCCCAGAAAGTGAAGAAGATTATGTAAGCACTGAAGTTCTTTCTGAAGAAACAAATGGATGATGTACAAGTTATTGTTCTAGTCAGTGGAACAATTTTAATTTCAAAAATTACTGCAGTAGTATCCGAACTTGGAGAACCTGACTGTAGGTTAGAAAATCCTTATCAAATTTTTGATAAAAAACTCACTCCATGGTTGTATGAGTTGACTGACTCGACTGATGCAATTATGATATCTTCGGATAAAATCTTGACTTTGGTTGACCCCAAAGAACAATTACTTAATGATTATTTGAACCTTACTCAATGAAATTTTATACAAATGTCTTTCTTCTTGGTAATGATATCCTTGTTCGAGGTTATGAAAACGGAAAACATTTTACAGTAAAAGAAGAGTTTTATCCTACATTTTATGTTCCCTCAAAAAAGAAGAGTGAATATAAAACTCTGGACGGCCAGGCGGTAGAACCAATCCGTCCTGGTACAATTAGAGACTGTAGAGAATTTCTTGAGAAATATTCTGGTGTAGATGGATTCCGTGTGTACGGAAATGATAGATTCATTTATCAGTATATTGCGGAGAAATACCCAGAAGAAGAAATTAAGTTTGATATTAATAAAATCAAACTGGTTACAATTGACATTGAGGTTGCTGCTGAAAGTGGATTCCCTGACGTGTTTAATTGTGCCGAAGAACTTCTTCTGGTTACGGTTCAGGACTATAATACTAAACAGATTACTACATTTGGTTCTCGTCCTGCAAAGGTTACGCAAGAAAATGTGAATTATATTTATTGTAAGGATGAATATGCTCTCATTAATTCTTTTATGGATTGGTGGCAGAATAATACCCCAGAAGTAATTACTGGTTGGAACTGTGAACTTTATGACCTTCCGTATCTTGTTGGACGTATTTCAAGATTGATGGGTGAGAAGGCTGCAAAAAAACTTTCTCCTTGGAATATTGTTCGTGTCAATGAAGTCACAATCTCTGGTCGTAAACAACTTAGTGTTGA